TGGATAATTCCACAGCATTGATGGACAGTTTAACTTTGTTTGTCGGAGAAGTCAGCGCAGCATCTGTCGTGGTGTCGGAAGAAGCTAGATACTTCACTGGGTGGTTAAATATCAATTCTTGTGTAGTTTCACCACTTGGCAAACTCTTCTGGACTTGTGTAATGAGTAGATCGTGTTGTTTCGTCGCAATATTACCACGCTCTTCATTGTCTAAATAGTAGTAATTGGCATACATTTCAAAATTATAGTTGGCTGCTTGAGAACCCCAATGAATTCGGAGTTCTACATTGTGATAGTTCAAAGCTACCAATGGTAACGCACACTGTGGTCCTTCACAGAAGAAGAAGCGAAGTGGGTAGAAGTATGAACGCGCGTGGACACCTGGATGTGTACCGATAGCACTTCTTGAAACATTTTGAGCGAATGTATCAATCGCAATCTTTTCAGTGAAAATGGAATCTTGTGTATCAATCACAGAACCTCCAATAAGAAGTTCAATTTTATCAATCAACAGGTCCCATCTAGAAGTATCTAAAGCCTGTGTTGTATCATCTATGGTCAAATAGATGTATCCAAGCATATCACCGGATCTTTCAATTTGAACACTTGACATTGAATTATTTTTCACAGCTCCGTGTATTGTCTGTTTTTCAACGGATTGTGAAAAATTAGAGTGTCTTTTAAATGTAGAATTAAAAAACGATATCTCTGGATTGCCCATAATGTACTCATCCTGAGCACCAATTGCTACAAGCTGAACAATACCCGAAGACATGTTATTACTACTTTAAAGGGAGAAAATTACAAGTTTGGTTTTCTACACACAAATCTAAGAACTAAGAAGTTGTCACCGTCGACCTCTGAATTTTTAATTGTATTACCTGTTTGGTCTCTGATTGTTACACTGAGACGATCAATACGCCTGATTGGATTGATGTACTGAGTCATAATTGGATAATTGTCTTTGAAAATAATTGTGGAGTTACCCGCATCATGTGTTGTGTCGTCCGTCACAAGACTGGCAAATGATCCTCTGACAACACTGAGATGACTTTGTCCAGTGAGAACATTTGAAGCTCTGTCACTAAAGATAGAATCAAGTTCTTCAATAGAAACATAACAGTGTTCGGTAACTACATTGGAGTGAATGTGGGCAGCCAAAAGTCTAGCCTGGACGACATTTTTAAGGGGTTGTTGGAGATGGCAAGTAAAAGTGTTCGCACTATCTTGACCAACAGAATCTACTGTGATTGTGTGATACTCATAGTCAAGATTTGGGATATCCGTGGGCGAAGTAATCAAGGCCATTTAGTATTAGCTTAGATTAAAGATCCACCGATTCCGTCCTCAATGCTGTAACCCGCTTGATCAGCGACAAGCTTTTCAGCACCACAGACACCACCTGGAGTCAAGCTCTTGGTGTAAGTGCTACCTTCACTGGTGTGACCAGGGGCACAATCCAACTTGTGTTCCAAGTTGAAGATGGATTCTTCACTGACAGCCGCGATAGTGATTGGTCTGGGCTGGTATCTGCTTGTGTTCTTCATCGCTCCGAGCAAGAAGATCACCACAATCAATGCGACGATGGACATGATGGCATTTCGGTTCGCTCGGTTGAGGTTAATCATTTATATAGTAGTCACATAATTTTTTCTAAAGTGCGTTAAAGGTTATTTAATAGTTTCCATATAGAGAGTAGATGGACGAAGAAATTGTCTTAGATCGTGGAAGTGCTACTGTGATGAAGTTGGACGCTGACGAACAGGCCCTGATGGATGAAATTGAGATTTCTTCTTCACGACCCCAGCCTGTGAAACGCCCAGCCCCACAATCATCGTACCGGGCACCTCCACCACCAATGCAACACCAAGAAGCGATGGATGCTTTTGTGAATCCAAACAAACAAAGTGCCCCACAACAAACACAAATGGATGAAGAAATTGATTACGGTGAAGATGAACCAATGTTTTTTGATGACGCTGATGATGGTCCAGGTACCATGGAAAGAAGTGAAATGCCATCAAAGGGGTACAACTCCATTGATGAAGAAAAGAGTGATCTTATTAACAAGTTGGGGCGTCTTGAAAAGAAGGGTTTCGCTGTCAATAAGAGACTTAACGCTTATTCCAGTGTAGATGAACTGAGAACGGAAGTCAAGAGAATTACTTACAGCATTGATGTTGAACAATCAATCCGTTTCTCTCGGCGTATGCTCATCGCCTGTGTCACAGGTCTTGAATTCTTGAACAAACGCTACAACCCCTTTGAGATTCAACTTGAAGGTTGGTCCGAATCCGTCATGGAGAATGTGGATGACTATGATGGCGTCTTTGAAGAGCTTTACGTGAAGTACAGAAGTAAGGTCAATGTTGCCCCAGAAGTCAAGCTCATCATGATGTTGGGTGGTTCTGCTATGATGTTCCACTTGACAAACTCAATGTTTAAGACCGCCCTTCCAAATATGAATGATGTCTTGAAGCAAAATCCAGATCTCGTCAAAAATATGATGGCAGCGGTTCAAAACACTGCTAGAGCGCCATCTGGACCAGCTGATGCGGCACCAGTTGGGGGTACTGGTCAATACGAAATGCAAGGTCCAGGTATTGACATTTCCAGTCTGATGGGTGGAATGATGATGCCACCACCACCAATGAACACATCAGCACCAAAGACTACATTTGAAGCTCCACCAGTTGAAGATGACGATGATGTGTCTGACATTGTTTCCATTTCAGGAGAATCTACGGGTGGTGAAGTGAAGGAGGTCAATGTTGAATCTTCCAAACCAAAAAAGACCCGAAGAAAGAAGAAGACAGAAATTAATCTCTAAGTACAGTATAAATGATAGGCTACTGTCCTTTGGAGGAACTCGAACCTCCGACCAGACAACAGCAACCTGTTGTTAAACCCAAGGCTGAAGAAGCAAAGCCTGTGGTTGGTCTAGAGGAAACTGAATGTAATTACGTCGTCATGGCTTTCATTGTCGGCGTTCTTTTCTTAGCCGTCTCTGATTCCATCAGGGCGTAAATTGAAATTTAATTCTACCTTTGGGACTTTACACCCCATTAGGTAAAATTGGATTAGTAACTAAAAGTTGTAATTTCGGTTTGACCACCCGTACCATCATCTAGATCAGCTTCAGCTGAAAGATCCCGTGTAATCTTTTCGAGTTTACCACCACACGCAGTTATAAGTTCCACGAAAATGTCATATGAATAGATTCTTGTACTATCGGTATTGTAAGGTGTAATACTTATACCACGAATACCCGTTGTAACAGTTGGACTCCATGGATAACTATTTGTACCACCAAACAAGTTCTTTGTACCAACGGCGATATCAATAGTTGAAGCACTTTCATCACCCGTACCACCTTGAAGTTCAAGTAGCATTGTACTCAGGTCCTTTACAGTGGAACCATCCGTTCTTCTCAAAATGGCTGTTACTTTTGCGTAAAAAGCGCCAGCTCCAAACATGAGTTGAATATCTTTCGCAACACCTTCGCCTATGGAGAATGTCTTGGAGTATGTCTTTTTAGAAACTTCTAATGAGTTGGTTATGATACCACCACCAATCTCAAGATCTGTAGACGCGGTGTCTCCACTTAAACCAATTGCGACCTGGTTACCAAGATCAATGTTACCACCAACCGAAACATCACCAATGATTTCAAGATCACTATTTACATGTGTGGTCTTGGAGGTTGTGATTGGATTTATGTAAACATTACCCGTTGTATCCGAATAAATATTGGCAGATCCCCCAGTTGTTGTAAACTCTATGATTGCGTTTGAAGAACTACTCTCTATCCGAGGAATACCGTCGTACACATGGAACTTTGTAGCTGGACTGTGCGTACCGATACCCACATTACTTGAATGGAGTAAATGAATACAATTTGTTTGAGTACTGTTATTGGCAACGCCCATGACAAGACCAGTGGTACCATTTGTGGCATTACTGAAACCCCTGAGATAGCCACCTTCTCCGTCATCTGTGTAGATAAGCATACCCGTCTCTTTGTTTGTACCACCACTTTCAAGTTTCAAAAGGTCAATGTTCCCTGAAGTTGTATCATAGATGTGAATGTTTGAGCTTGGTGAATCTGTACCCAAACCCAACTTACCATCAGCATCAAAGCGGGCAAACTCAGAGTCAGCTCCTTCTCCAACTTTATGTGTAAAAGTAAGAGGTCTTCGTACTGTGGAATCTGCTATATTTCTAATAATGTTCCGACTTGAAACACCGGATGTTGTTAAAAACGACATACCAGTAATAACAAAAGTACCACCCGACGCAAATTCAATGTCACCATTTATCTTAAGTTTTGTATTGTTTCCAGTTACCGTTGAATCTGTACCACCAATAACTACAATACCACTTGGTGCGATAGACATCGCGAGATTGGTATTTTCTATATCATCTGGGTCAATATAAGTACCAGATGATGTGAATGTTTTAAATAAGTGCTGTGGAGCTAGATAATAAATTCGGTCGGGACCTTCTGCCGCGTCACCACCACCATCATCTCCCTTGAAAATAAGAAGCTCAGATTTATTAAACGTTGGATCATATAACCTTTCTCGTATGTATGAATTACCAAAAT